ATATGCTCGTTTGGTGACCTCTTCGTTAGACTGGTCTGCTGCTGTAAAAAGTGGCAACAGGCTAGCTCCACTATTCCTAAGAACGGTGGTTCTAGTCGCTGGGACTTTGTCTGTTTCGCGAGTCAAAATAATCTTTGGGTTCTCAAAGACTGTGTACAGATTGCATAGACACCTAGGCTCTAAGGGTCTAGCGATGTACTTGAAGACCTGCTTTGTCTTGCTTCAGCAAGCCATGGGAGGGATGATAGACACCGCGCCTTGGAAAATAGGGATGAACGTTGCTCGAACTCGTCGAGGGATCCCGCGGATCATAGATCGCAGGGACCGTCAACTAATTAATTTAGGAGACGTAACCATCATCAGACTATGGTTGACTTTATTCGGGTTATACCGAGTATTGGACTTCCGTGGTAAGTTGAAACTAAGCACTATAACATCACCAGGACTTGATTTATCAAGTAACGGGGTGTTAGAAATGTGGAGGAAGTGGTTACCTATTTTCATACATAAGGCGGCCATAGAAAGTCGCCTGCCGTGGAAAATTCGGCTCGATAGGGAATTGAGTCCATATCGTATACCTTTGATAAGAAAGAAATCTCCGAACTCCGGTGGTTTAGCAGCAGTCGCTGCTATTCCATTGGATATAGTTCGTTGGTGTCTGGAACCAAAGGAAATGATGATCTCGTTTAGCCGCTACCTCCAAGAGGTGGACGGTCTGGAGCTGGTTTGGGGGTTAAAACCCTTCATCAAATCAGTCCAGGAGTATGTTGAAGAGAAACGCGAACTATTTGCTCGATGTGTAAGGATGAATCCGTTTAAAGCTAATCCGTGGGTCAAAGACCCACAGAGATGCCATCACGGACCATTCGAGCCAGAGACCAAAACGGAACGTGTCATATCGACAATAGCTCCTCTGAGCGAGACCTGGGGACCGGTAACGGCCCTAGGGGCGCTTGGTTTCAAGCACGAGCCGGGGAAGATTCGAGTGTTCGCTATGGTGGATGTGTTGACGCAGACATTGATGGAACCCCTCCATCGGTGGCTTTTTAGCCGATTAAAAGGCATAGGGCAGGACGGAACCTTCAATCAATACTCTCCCTTGGAGAGTCTGATTAAGAGAATGGACGACCCTTCGAAGACCTGGATCGCATCGTATGATTTGTCAGCGGCAACCGACCGGTTACCGTTGGTTCTTCAGACGATGATACTAGAACAGCTAGGGTCTGTGGCGTTTGCAAAGCATTGGGGAAACCTACTTGTGGGACGTGCTTATCGACTTCCAAAAGAAGCGAAAAGTTGGAACTTAGGTTTCAATGAAGTGCGTTACGCGGTAGGACAGCCAATGGGTGCGCTTTCGTCATGGGCCATGCTTGCAACGACGCATCATGCTATCGTGCAGCTGGCCGCAGCTAGAGCACTCAGGGAGTATAATAAAGAGGGATGGTTCAAGGACTATGCTGTTCTTGGTGATGACGTAGTCATTGCCAATAAAGCCGTTGCCATGGAGTACCTTGGTTTAATGAATCTGATAGGAGTTGAGATCGGATTAGCCAAATCTCTGGTCTCTTCTCAGGGAACTTTCGAGTTCGCTAAGAGGACTTATTACAAAGGACAGGACGTTTCGCCAATTTCGTTGG